TACAAGGAGGGCGACGCCTTCGTGGAGATGTACCACTCGGTGATCCCGCAGTACCGTCCTCGGTCTTCGTGGATAATGAACGACTCTACGATCAAGGTGGCCCGCAAGATCAAGGACACCATCGGCCAGTACATCTGGCAGCCTGGTCTGCAGGCCGGTGAGCCGGACATGATCCTTGGTCGTCCGGTCTACGCCGACCCGAACATGCCCGCCTTTGGCACCAGCACCACGCCAATCGCCTTCGGCGACTTCGGTGGTTACTTCATTCGGGATGTCACTCCGTTGAGGTTCGAGCGCTCGAATGACTTTGCGTTCGGCAGTGACTTGGTCTCGTTCCGTGCCATCTTCCGTACCGACGGTCAGTTGGGCGACACGAACGCCGTCAAGCTCTACCAGACTGCAGCGACCTAACCGAATTGTGTGATTGCTCAGGGCATTCAGTCGAGTGCCCTGAGCACCACACCAAGAAGTGGAGATCCCCTTGAAGATCCGGATGAAGCGCCATGTAACCGGCAGCTTCCACAATCATCACGAGGGCGTAAAGCCTGGGGATGTGTTTGAGGTAGAAGACCACACCGGTGCCCGGTACTGCAAGCTGGGTTACGCCGAGCCTGTGGTCGACCACGGCGAGGAAGAGCGTGCTGTAGCCCCCAAGGGTGAAGAGCGCAAGAAGACCCCGGCCAAGGCCGCCCCGAAAGTGGTCGAAGAGCCAGAAGAGGTCTAGGACCCTTGAAGATCAAGGGGATGACTCGCCAAGACGAGGGCGGTGGCTACTACCGCATGCACCAGCCTCTCGGCGAGCTGGGCCTTCATGGCCATGACGTCACCGTTGGCCCTGCACGAACAGATGAGGGCCCTGACGGTGCCGACATCGTGGTAGGCCAGATGATCGGCGTAGTGCCTAGCTGGTGGCGAAACATGTCACGCGAGGCCAAACTTGTCTACGAGCTCGATGACGATCCATTCGAGGTCGAACCGCACAATCCGGTCTACCACGTCTACTCCGACCCGGTCACCCAGGACGGGATCCGGCACTGCATAGAGGTTTCCCACCTCGTCACCGCCTCCACCGAGCCCCTGGCCGAGCGGATGCGGGAGATCAACCCCAATGTGGTTGTCCTCAAGAACCGCATCGATGAGCACCTGTTGTCCATCCAGCGCCCACAACGGGACAGGGTGGTAATCGGGTGGGCTGGTGGTGCAAGCCACCTCAAAGACATCAAGGTCTGTGCCTCCTCACTGCGTGGGGTGCTGAACAAGTACCGCAACAAGGCCGAGGTCCACTTCATCGGTGTCAATTATTCCCCGCTGGTCACGGGAGTCAACCTCAAGGGCAGAGAGTCAGCACGGTTCACCCCTTGGGCCCACAAGACCACTGACTATTACAAGCTGATCGACTTCGACATCGGCTTGGCCCCATTGGTTCCCACCCGGTTCGCTGAGACCAAGTCCTACATCAAGGCCTTGGAGTACGCAGCCTTGGGCATTCCGGTCATCGCATCTGACGTGGCCCCTTACCGGGACTTCGTCATCGATGGCGTCACCGGCTGGCTGGTCCGGGAACACGAATGGAGTAAGCGCATCCGTGAACTTCTCTGCGATGAAGCTATGCGGACCGAGATGGGCGCCAAAGCTAAAGAAGTGGCCAGGGAGTACACCATCCAAAAGGGATGGCCCGAGTGGGAGTCCGCTTATGCATCCCTCTAAGACATTCAAGTGGAGAGGGTGACCCAGTGAGTTCACCTCTATTCTGGCGCACCACCGGTGAAACGTCATCAAACCCCATTCTCAACCCGGGCGAGTTCGGCTACAAGGACGGCCTGATCAAGGTCGGGGACGGCTCTACGCACTGGGACTCGTTGGTCGCAGTCAGTGGCGGCTTTACCGTCAGCGGCGGACAGACCCTGCTTTCCGGGGACATCAACCTCAACGGTCACAACGTCGGTGCGGCATCGGCCTACGACCTGACGGTCCTGGACAGCGTCAGCACACGGCTGGCCCTGTGGTCACCGGCTGTTCTCACCGCAGACGTGTCCACTCCGGGCATCGTCCTGTCCTACCAAATTCCCTCCGACAGCGTCAGTGCCGGAACCACCTTCCGGGTTTCGGCCGCCGGGCTTCAGACCGATGCGGATGCCACCCTGACGATTGAGCTTGTTCTGGGCCCGAACGGCACGACCGATGACACGCTCGTTGCCTCTGCTAGCGTCTCAGTCACCACCGGAGAAGGCCTGGGGGGTGTCGGGATCGACGGCCTGCTCACCATCCGGTCCGTCGGCAACTCGGGCACCGCCTTCGGCAACGTCTTCGGGGTTGCCAGCGGCAACTCGGCAGGCTCGTCGTCGGCCACCTCGACGCAGGCAGTGGACACCACCGTCACGAACTACCTCTCCCTCTTCATTTCGGCCAGCACTGGGACCTTCACCACCCAGACCGGCACGATCAATGTCGCATAGGGGACCCGGATGACAACCCTCCCTTGGACTCCTACCGTTACCCCTGGTGCTGCAGCTGGCTCCGGCTCAACTGTTTCGGTTACCTCCGGTGACGACTTCAGTGGGGTCATCAATGTCACCACCGGAACCGGATCTTCACCCGGCACCCTGGTCACACTGACCTACGGAGAGCCCTACACGCTGGCTCCCACCGTCAAGCTGATCCAGATCACCGGCCACTGGCTGAACGCCAGTGCCACGTCTACGACCACGACATTGACCCTCAGCATCGCCGGAACACCCACCGATGCGACGCAGTACAGCTTCGCCTTCGAGACGACTGCTGTCCTCAATGTCTTCCCTGACGTCCTGACCGGGCCCTCGTTCTTCACCCCGACCGAACTGGCCTACCGGCTGCAGATCGATCCGTCGGCCATCAACACCGATACGGCTACCCTGCTGGGCCAGCTGGCCTCCGATGCCGTCCGGCAGGACCTGGGGCTGCAGGTCGACTACGTGGAGAACGACACCATCACCTTGATCGGTGACTACAACACCGTCTTGATCCTGCCCCAGCGCCCGGTGGTGAATGTGGCTTCGGTCATCCTCGCCGGAACGACCCTGAGCCCCTACATGTACGGCGGGGTGGCCGCTGGCACCACCCCGATGTTCCGGTGGTATCCAGATGGACGTCTTTACCGGGCCGTCTACGGCGGTGACACCTTCGCCAACATGTTGAGCTGGTACTGGCCGATGGGTGTTCCCGTCACAGTGACGTACTCGCACGGCTACCAGATCATCCCCTCGGCCTTCAAGTCGGTGGCCCTTGAGCTGGCCGCCGGTGTCTATTCCAACCCCGAGCTTCACAACAGTGAGCGCATTGGCTGGGTCGAGTGGGCCACCAAGAACACTGACCTGAACCTCACCGAGGCCCAGAAGCATTCTCTCGACTTCTACAGAAGAGTCGACCTGTAATGAAGCTGGGGGCTACCACCATCACGGTCATCGACAATGTCGTCACCGGTGACCCCACCGGCTATGACGGGGTCGGGAATCCCATCTACGGTGACCCCAGCCTGACGGTGGTGAACAACTGCTCGATCCAGCAGCACAACACCCACCGTGAGATCAACACCACTGACGTTGTGGTGGCTCGATCCCGGCTCTTCGCTCCACTGGGTACTCCTCTGCAGCAGACCAGCATCGTGGCCCTCGGGGCCTTCAGCTCTATTCCGTTACCTGACGGCACCACGACCTTTCTGGTCGATGGTCAGCCAGCCATCTGGCATCGACAGAACGGTTCCCCGCACCACATCGAGTGCTACCTGAGGGAGCAATCCGGATGACCGGCCTCATTGCTTACAGCCCTCCGAGTCCCACCAGGATCACCGTGTCTTGGCTCCTGGGGTACTTCGATGCCGGGACGGTCGGTATGCGTCGTCCCAATGCCTCAACCCTGCCTTACCGGATGGTCAATCCTGTGGCTGGCACCGAGACCACCGACCGTACCCGCCGGTGTGGTGTGGTGTCGGTTCACTCCTTCGCCGCCAGCATGGACCAGGCCGAGGCCGAGTCTGATCTCACCCACCAGCGGATGCTGGCTATGGGGCCACCGTTTGCCCCTAACCAGGCGATCACGATCGTCCTGGGGGATAGCAGCACCCGGGTGGTCACCCCGGACTACATCACCACCACACAGATTCCGATCTGGGCCGACTACGAGGACGACTTGATCTTCCGGTTCGTGGCCCGCTACGAGATAGGCCTGAGGTTCGTATGAGCATCGAGTTCGAGATCACCGAGGCGATGAAGTCCGATCCCGAAATCGACGAGAAGCTGAACAAGCTGGCGAACGAGGTCTGTGAGTTCGCCCAGTCTATTGCTCCGGTGTTCGGTGAGACCGGCCACGACGAGAGACGTGAGAGCCCACCCAACGACGAGCCCGGGGCCTATCGGGACTCGATCCATGTGGAAGAGCGCAAGGGTAACCATGTCCGCCGAGTGGTCTCCTACGACTACAAGGCCATCTGGATCGAGCTGGGCAGTGCCCACATGCCGGAGTATGCCGTGTTCGCCAAGACGGCGGCCCACTTCGGTGGCACCGGCCCCGACTTCGGTGACGATGTCGAGAATGCCCAGCAAGGTCTTCGGGAAGAGGTCGAGAAGCTCTCCAAGATGAGAGCCGAGGGCCATTCCGCCGAGGCCATCGAGAAACAAGAACGTGCTGTGAAGAGTGCCCGAGCAAGTCGGTCCGCAGCATTCAGGGCGTCCCGCCGTGGACGCCGTCGCTAACTAGAACGTCCATGCACGCCTTCCAAGTTCAGGCAAGGCGAAGTCCAAAATCCGAGAGGAAAACAAGAATATGTCTCTACCCTCAAGTGGAGCGAACTGGGCCAATGCCCTTGAGCCGAGCCTGAACCCGTTAGCAGTGCGCTACTGGCAGATCACGGACGTGCTGATCCGTGACTACCTGAACGCCGACGGGACTGTGTTCGACCTGACCCAGGCGTCGGTCGGGCTGGGCTCGGCCGGTGTGTTCACCCCGTTCGCCGAAGATGGCACCATCCGTCAGGATCTGCTGGTCACCTCGTCTGACGCCAACCTAGGGTTCTACCACATCGGTGAACTCAAGGAAGACACCATGGCGATCACCCCCGAGGAGACGGTGCAGGAGACCCCCACCGCTCAGTCGGTTCGTACCGTCCGTAACGTGCTGACCAAGCTGGATGACAAGATCATGTTCACCCCGCTGGAGGCCACCCCGCTGGTGGACCACCTGCGTTATGAGCTTCCGCTGGTCAATGTCCCGGAGTACGGCACTGCCGGTTACCAGCTGAAGCGTCCTCCGTTCGACGTCTTGGTGGAGCGCGTCATCGTTCTGCTCGGTGTCGACACCGACGGCCAGCTTCGTGCCGAGGTCTTCCCCCGTGTCGTGACCGACAAGAAGGGCAAGACCGAGCTGCAGCGCAAGAATCCGGAGGGCCTTGAGCTCACCTACTCGGCTCTGGTTGACCCATTCAGCCAGGCTGTCTCCTGGGTTTGCCGGGATGGTGCTGCTTGGCGTGGCGCTGGTGACCAGTCGTTCGAGAACACTGCCCCGGTCGCCGTGGCGATCACTGGTGACAAGGCCACGATCACCTTCTTGACCCCGGTCGGCTTGTTTGGGCCCACCTACACGGCGACCCAACAGGTCGGCGGTACGGGTGCCTACACCTCGTCCACCTTGGACGGATCGCCCGTGGTCAGCGGCAACACGACCACGATCACGGCGAAGACCCTGATCACCGACAGCGACTACAAGTTCAAGGTGACCGCTACCGACTCGGAGTCGAGCGCCACCCTGACCTCGTCTCCGTCGAACTCGGTCACGGCGATCACCT